GGTCGTCAGAGATTTTTTTTCGCCCTTGGGGCGATCCTGGGCGCCACTTGAGCCGCTCATCGGCCCAGGCGCGCGCCGAAGCTCGCCTGGTGCGCTACATGCTCTCGGTGATCGAGGACAAGCGCGCGCCGAAGGAGCGCCGTGACCGGATGGCGCTCTCGCTCGCGCGTCACCTCAAGGTCCCAGAGACGCGCGCAGAGTCGGACGTCATTGCGACGGCCGCGAAGCTCACCGGCAGGAAGCGCCCGGCGCGGAAGGCTGCGCGCAAGGGCAAGAAGCTCCAGGCCGCGCAGGCCTCGAGCCGCGTGGCGCAACACGACTCCAAGTGGTCGGGCCTGGTGCGCACCATCGGCGCCGTTCAGGATGAGGCGGGAGCGTGAGGTCGGCCGCTCGCAAAGCGCCCAGGGGCTCGCGAGGCGCGGCGGCCTCGAAGTCATTTGCTGAAACACCCGACCTGTCGTCCATCGACTGGGAGGAACGCATACGCCGCGGCGCCTCGCTCATGCCGAAAGGGTTGCGCCTCGATCGCGCGCGCGCCGCCAGGGCCCAGGAGATATTCAGCCTGTTACGCTTGCCCGACGTGCAGGGCCAGCCGACTTTCGGTGAGGTTGGCGGGGACTGGTTCAAGGAATTTGTGGGCGCGGTGTTCGGCAGCTGGAACGGCGAGCACCGCTCGATCAATGAGTTCTTCGTGCTGGTGCCGAAAAAGAACTCCAAGACCACCAACTCCGCGGCGATCATGGTGACCGCGATGATCTGCTCGGACCGGCCGCGCGGTGAGTTCCTGCTGGTGGCGCCGACCCAGCAAGTGGCGGAGATCGCCTTCGCCCAGGCCGTGGGCATGATCGAGGCGGACGGCGCGCTCCGCAAAATGTGCCACATCAAGGATTACCAGAAAAAGCTGATCTTCCGCCCCAATCAGTCGAGCCTGAAAATCAAGAGCTTCGATCCGAACGTGCTGACCGGCACCAAGCCGGCGGGCGTGCTGCTCGACGAGCTGCACGTGATCGCCGAGCATTCCAATGCCGATCGTGTGCTCGGTCAGCTCCGCGGCGGCCTGATCTCATCGCCCGAAGCCTTCATGATCACGATCACGACGCAATCGGAGCGCGTGCCGGTGGGCGTCTTCCGCACCGAGCTCATGAAGGCCCGGAAGGTCCGCGATGGCACCGAGCGCCTCAAGCTCCTGCCGCTGATGTATGAATTTCCGCCCGAGATGGTCAAGAACGACGCCTGGCGCGATGCCAAAAACTGGTGGATGGTGAATCCGAACCGCGACCGCTCGATCACGATGCCGCGGCTCCAGGAGGATTTTGCGGGCGCGCAGTCCTCGGGCGAGGAAGAAGTGCGGCGCTGGGCCAGTCAGCACCTCAACATCGAGATCGGGCTCGCGCTCCACACCGATCATTGGGCCGGGGCGAAATACTGGCGCAAGAGCGCGTCGACGCATGATCTCGAGGCGTTGGTGGAGCGTGCCGAGGTGGTCACCGTAGGGATCGATGGGGGTGGGCTCTACGACATGATGGCATTGACTGTATGTGGCCGCACACCCGAAGGGCACTGGCTGACGTGGTCACGGGCGTGGATGCACCAGATTGCGCTTGAGAAAAACAAGCTCGCGCTCCAGGCCTACAAGGATTTTGCGCGCGATGGGGACCTGGTCATCGTCGAGAACATTGGCGAGGACGTGGAGGAGGTCGGTGAGCTGGTCGAGGCGATCGTGCTCACGGGCAAGCTCTACAAGGTCGGCATTGACCAGGCAGCCATCGGCGGCCTCGTTGACGAGCTCGTGCTCCGGGGCGTGCGCGGGCCTGAGGACAAGGATTGCCAGATCGTCGGCATTCCCCAGGGCTGGCGATTGACATCCGCCATCCGCACCACCGAGCGCAAGCTCGCCGAAGGATCCATGCAGACGGCCGTGCAACCCCTGACGCGCTGGTGCGCCGAGAATGCGCGAGTCGAGCCCAAGGGCAATGCGATTGTCATTACCAAACAGGCTTCGGGCTCCGCGAAAATCGACCCGCTCATGGCGACTTTCAACGCGGTCGAGCTCATGAGCCGCAACCCGGGCGCCGCCAAGAAGTACCAGATGATGTTCGTGGGAGGCAATTAATGCGAGGGCAATTTCACGTCGCGCTGTTCCTCGTGTCATCGCTCCTGTTTCTCGCGCAAGCGGTCGGCTACACGCCAATGAACGGCCGCTTCGCGCGGATGGACACGACGGCGCTGGGGCTCTCGGTGCTTTCCGTCGCATTGATGCCGTGGTAGGTGAACGATGGATTTCGCCGCCTTCATGAACGTTCTACTTCCAGCGATCGTGGCGCTTATGGGCGTATTGGTTCTGCTGCTGTATCGCGGCGTCGACGCCCGGGTGGGATCGCTCGAGGCGAACATCGAGCCCAGGCACTACGCCGAGCAGCACCGGCTCAGCCTGCGGGAGGACCTGGACGAGCACGCCCGGCGCGACGAGCAGCAGAACCTGGCAATCCAATCGACGCTGCGAGATTTCACAACCAGCATGGAGCGGCAGTTCAACGCCGCGCGAATTGAGTCGAACGAGAAGCGTTCCGAGGTCAGGACAGACCTGCTCGCGTACCGGACGGAGACCAATGCTCGGCTTGACGCCACGAATTTGAAGATCGACGGCATCGTTAACCAGATCGGGTCGCTCGCCATGATTCAGGCTCGGAGCGACAGCAGACGTAGGCAGGAGACCTGATATGAGGATCATTCTCAAGGACATTCTCAACTCGACCGGCACGCACCACTGCGCATCGCTCATTGCATCGGGCGATGTCGACAGGACGAGCGACTGGAGTTTCAGCGCCGAGGATGGCAACAGGCTGCTGGGCGCGAACGGCGACGACTGGCCGAGCTACGGCAAGTGGTTCATGGCGACCACCACCGACCCACAGCAGACCAAGGCGCACTACGCCTATCCCTTCGGAAAGAACGGCAAGGTATATCGCTCAGCTCTGATTGCCATCCGGTCCCGCGCCGCGCAGCAGAATGAGACGGCGATCTTCAACGCGGCCGGACATTTCATCGACTCGATCGATGGCAAGCAGATGAAGAACCTGCCGTCGATGCGCCAGCGCGCCTGGTCGCAGTTCGAGGTCAAGGCGCTCGACGACTCGCTCCGCGTCCTCGAGGGAGTCGCTACGACGCCGACGCCTGATCGGATGGGAGACATCGTGGAACCGAAGGGCGCGGTGTTCGACCTGCCGCTCCCGTTCCTGTGGCAGCACGACGCCGAGCAGCCGGTCGGCTCCGTTACCAGCGCCACGACCACGAAGGACGGCATCGGCGTCCGGATCCAGATGGCCAAGACCGACGAGGCCGGGCGATTGAAGGACCGGCTCGACGAGGCCTGGCAATCGCTCAAGATCAAGCTGGTGCGTGGCCTGTCGATCGGCTTCGCTCCGCTCGAGTACTCCTACATGGAGGACACGGGCGGCTACCGCTTCATCAAGTGGTCGTGGCTGGAACTCAGCGCCGTGACGATTCCGGCCAACGCCGAGGCGAGCATCGCCGTCATCAAGACTTGCGGTGCGAAGGGGCTCATCGCGCTCAAGCGCCGCCCGATCATCCGGCTGGGCGCAAAAGCGTATGTGCCGCAGCCGAAGCGCCCGCAGGACCTGGCGTCGCGATACTTTCAGGCCGTCGAAGACGTGGAGAGTGAAGGGAATTGAACCGATACGCACGACGACTGCCGACGCGCACCGAACTTCCGGACTATCCGCCGTGGGCGCAGGCCGTCGGGTGGTTGACGGTGGCCGGTTCGGCGGTCCTCATCGGAATGATTGCCTTCAATCTGGCGGCGGCATTTGATGGACAATAATACTCCTGCGGTCATTCTCGAGCTCGCCGGCAAATTCAGCGCCGAGGTCATCGACTACACGGTTGATTTGACCGCCTGCCTCTCTGACCCTGCATCCTTGACAGATGTGAGCGTCACCATCGACGCCGCAGGTAACGGCGAATCCCCTCCCGACCTGGCGGTCGAGGATGCGCAACCGGTCGCTCTCGAGAGCGGTGGGCTCGAGAAGGCGGTCATTTTTTGGCTCTCGGGCGGCACCAGCGGCGTCCGCTACCGAGGAGCAATCACATTCGGAGATGACCAGGCATTTGCAAGTCCGTCGCCTGCACGGCGAAGGACGCGATGGTTTTATGTGGTGATTTCTTGATCGCGCGTGCACCGGCCTCGTTTGGCAATGGTGCTCGCGGATCGACATTCCCTCGTCGGGGCAGTGTCTGATTTTGAAGGAAAGTCAAAGTGAAACTGGCAGAACGGATTAAGGAGTTCCAGACAGCCCGGGCCGCGAAAGTCGCTGCGCTCGAGGCCGTCCAGGAAAAAGCCCTGAAGGAAGGCCGCAACAAAGATGCGGCCGAGCAGGAAGAGTTCGACACGATTTCCGATGAAATTGTGGCGATCGACAAGGAGCTGAAGGACCTGACGCGCCTCGAGGCCGTGCAGATCCGCCAGGCGACCCGCGTCGGGCCCGACGACGATGATGACGACGAAGTGGCGGATGAGGCCAAGGGTGTGCGTCGCAACGGCAACAACGGCACGGGTGTGCGCACCACGCACATCGTGAAGCAGCTGGAGCCGGGGATCATGTTCGCGCGCTACGTCAAATGCCTCGGCGCAGCGCTCGGTGACCTGAGCCAGGCCGCGGTGCTGGCGAAGCTCCACTACAGCGACACGCCGCAGATCGCGCAGGTGCTGAAGGCGGGGCTCAAGGGCAGCATCCTCGCCGACATCCAGAAGGCAAACGTTGCGGCGGGCACCACGACAGATGCCACCTGGGCAGGCCCGCTGGTGGCCTACAACCAGTTCGCGGGCGACTTCCTGGAGTTCCTGCGGCCGCAGACGATCCTCGGCAAGTTCGGTCGCAATGGCGTACCGAGCCTGCGGATGATCCCGTTCAATGTCCACATCCGTGGGCAGACGAGCGGCGGCACGGGTTACTGGGTCGGCCAGGGCAAGGCCAAGCCCCTGATGAAGGTGGATTTCAATGACACCTACCTGGGCTGGTACAAGGTAGCGACGATCGCTGTCCTGTCCGAGGAGCTGCTGCGCTTCTCGAACCCGTCGGCCGAAGCGCTGGTGCGCGACGCGGTCGCCGCGGCGATCATCGAGCGGCTCGACACGGACTTCGTGGATCCGACAAAGATCGCTGTGGCGAATGTCTCGCCCGCATCGATCACGAATGGTGCGCACACGCACCACTCGGCTGGCG